GAAGCGGTACAGGCAGCATATCTGTATAATGATGAAAGGAGACGTACTGCGCATTGGCGACTTGCTTCCTACTTCGGTGGTTTGTCACTTCGATCAATTAGCCCAGCGCTCGTGCCCGACCCATCATTACCGAACCTCAAATCAATAAACGTGCGAAAATTGGACGAACTTCCCTGGCAGCAATTTCATGCGAGGCAATCAGTCGAGTTAGGTGCGACTTTGACAGACTTCGAGTTTGCCTTGAGTAAGTGTGAGGCCGATCTGATGTCTGACCTGTTGGCGGATTATAGACGAGCGCAGCTCCTTCCCGAGTTAATGCAGATGAGCCAAGCGCACTCATGGGCGATATTTCTTGAAGAGAGCATGCCGCAGCTAACACAGCGCGACGCGCACTGGTCCGCCGATCGGATTTTCCTTCAGTTGGCGTTGGAACACACCGTTAACAGCGACATTAAGCAGGCGGCGGAACAGTGGCTAACAGGCGATCGCTGCGACTGGCTTTGGATAAGGCAGGCTGGTTCGCCTGCAGCGCCAAGGCCCAGCCCTTTGTCAGGCATATCCGTGGGGGATTCTGTTGTCGAGCTAGCGGTCAATTCAGAAGGGTCACGAGCACTGATGCTAACCGGTCGTTACGTTTCCTACCACAATGCTGTGGACCGGTGGACACTCGTCGAGGTGGATCTCCAGGCAATGGAGGTTGTTCGGGTCGAAAGGATATCTTCCAGTAGTTGGGAACCCCAGCTTCCCCGCCCGTTGGTTGAGATGTTATCAGAGCCTGCGGCGCCGCTAGTTGATTTTAGCATTGACAATCCTACTCGTACTCTTGCGCGTCGTGCAGTGGAGCACGCCAAATATCACATTCCCGAACTCACACGATCATGGGAACCTGTTGCGGTCTTGGACGGGGGAGCTCGGCTCATCACCGGCACTCATGACGGAATGCTTCGGATTTGGGACAGACAGGCGCTGCAACAAGAGGACACAGACCTGGTGGAGGACGCTGAAGCTCGACGCGTGCTCCACGACGCAAGGCAGCGGTACCAAACGCCCCAAGACCTGCTAGAGTTGAGACTTTTTGCGACGGCAGGTTTGCATCAACGGCTTGAGAGACTTGGCTTTGACTTCAGATACAATGCAGCGGACAGAGCAACCATCGACACCTGGAGCCTAATGAATCAAGGGTTGCAGTACATCGCGTTTCGATTCCTGTCTCCGACACGTATCGTGCTTTTCCGGATGAATGACGGGGAGCCACTCGCTAGCTGGATTGCTAGCTCACCTCTATTGGAACCAGAGTATGACAATATCCTTGTGACGCCGACCTTCGTAATCCGGGCTGTGCGTCACGGCAATAGACTAGCTGTCGAAACCTCGACCGGATACGCGTTCTTCCTGACCGTAATGATGCGTAACCGTGCAGTGGACCTCGATAACCTCGATTTCTCAGTAGAGAAAAACGCCAGCCGGGCCACATAGAAACCTTTACAGCCTAACGATCCGAAATGAGACCGACGCCGTTGCCCGCATATGAACTTTCCACTTGCCGTACCGGCGACGTTCGTTCTCATGAGTCCAGCGGCCATCGCGCATGGGAAGGGACGCCACGAACCCTGGCGCCGACCCAGTCCTCTGACGCAGTGGAACGGTAAACCGTGGCGGTGCCCCTCGGCTCTGGCCCAGACGACGTAACCATCCAGGTCGGCTCGAACCGCTTCGTCGGCTGGCAGAACGTGACCATCAGCCGCTCCTGCGAGTCGATGCCGAACAACTGGTCGCTGACCGCGAGCGCCGAGTTCCTGCAAGGCGCGGCGCTGGCGGGGACGCGGCCGGGGCAGTCGTGCCTGATCTATATCGGGTCCGACCTCGTGATCACCGGGAAGATCGACCGCCGTTCCATCCCGATCGACGCGCACAACCACCAGGTCACCCTCTCGGGCCGCGGCATCACCCGCAACCTGGTCGATTGCTCGGCCGATCTGCTGAACGATCCGGGCATCCGCGGCGGCCAGATCAACGGCGCGAACGCCCTCGACGTAGCAGCCAAGCTCTGCAAGGCGTACGGCATCACCGCCCGCTTGGCCGTCGCCGACCTTGGCGTGGCGATCCCGTCGTTTCAGGTGCCGCTCGGCGAGACGCCCTACCAGATCATCGAGAGCGTGGCGCGCTACGCCGGTTACCTGGTCTACGAGGACGTGTTCGGCAGGCTCGTGCTGGACCGCATCGGCACCTCGCAGCATGCCTCCGGCTTTACCCTCCCGGGTAATGTCGAGGCGATCAACGGCGAGCGGTCCGTCGATGGCCGGTTCTCGACCTACGTGGTGGTCTACTCGGGCGTCGACCAAACTTCCGACATGGGCGGCCTCGCCAACCGCCGGGCGACCATCCTGGATGACACGCTGGGCGAATATCGGCTGCGCATTATCGTCTCGGAACAAATCGCGCCGACCCCGGCGGGGCAGCAGACGATCGACAATGACGCCATCGCCAAACAACGGGGAAGTTGGGAAAAGGCGCGGCGCATCGGCCGCAGCCAGGGCGCCTCCATCACCTGCGATAGCTGGCGCGACACCAGGGGAAATCTCTGGACGCCGAACTGGCTGGCAACGATCGACGCGCCGGCCGCCGACATTTCCAACGCGACGTGGATCATCGGCTCGCTCACTTTTCGCAAGGACATGAGCGGCACGCACACCGACCTGATCCTGATGCCGCCCGATGCGTTCAGCCCCGAGCCGAATCCGTTGAACCTGTTCGACGCGGAGCTGACGAACGCGCCGCAGACCTCGCAGGCCCCCGCGCCGCCATCCACCAGCACGCCGCCGTAGCGGCCGGAGTCTGAATGTCGACGTCTCTCGAAGCAACCGTCGCCATGCTGGCGCGGCAGGTTGTCATGCTGGCGCGGCAGGTTGTCATGCTGGAGCGGCAGGTGAGTGCGCTGATGCTGCGCCGTGGCGCACCGTTCGCGCTGGCCCGCACGACCTTGGCAGTGAACGACACCGGGCCGGTGCAGACGGTGCAGGCGCAGCTCGATGCGCTGTCCATGCGCGACAACATACCGCTGCTCTATGGGTTCGGTGTCACCGGCTCGCCGCCGATCGGCACCGACCTGCATCTGGCTTTCCTCGACGGCGATCGGGCGAAGTCCCTGGCGATCGCCGGCGGTCACCAGACCTATCGGCTGCGGAACCTCGGCGTGGGCGATTCGGCGCTCTACGACCTCCGCGGCGCCTATGTCTGGCTGACAGCGGGCGGTCCCTCGGTTGCCTGTGCGGGCAACCCCATGACGATCGCCGGTGATCTGCACGTCACCGGAGCCGTCATCGCGGGCTACGGCGGTGCCGACCAGGTCGGATTGCAGACGCACAAGCACGGCGAGGGCACCGCTGCCGCGGGCACCACTGCGTCAACGGCTGGCACGTAATGGGCGACATTCGCATCGTCTGGGACCCGGCCACGGGGACCGGCGACCTCAACATGCTCGGGGCCGGGCTGGAGCTGGGGCACGACCTGGAGACGGCTTCCCTCATCAGCATGTTCACCGATGCCCAGGTCGATCCCGGCGACATCGTGTTCGACACCGATCCGCACGGGTGCTGGATCGACACCTATGCGGCGCTGGAGGACCCGACCCTCGCGGTGATCCCCGACGATCGTATTGGCTCGAAAATCTACCAGGCTTTCGCCCGGCCGCGCACGCAAGGCACTCTGAACTGGCTGCGCGACCAGATCATCCAATGCCACGCCTGGATGATTACCGATGGCGTCGCGTCGGCGGTGGACGCGCAACCGTTTTTCACAGGCCCGGGCGGCATCGGTGCGATCGTCACCGTCACGGCGAACGGCGTGCCGAACCTCTACAGCTATGCCTGGTCGCAGGAATCCTGATTCGTGCCATTTCCAAGACCGACCCTGACTGCGCTTCGCACTCAGGCGATGCAGGACATCACCGCGTCCGATCTGCCGAACGCCGACGGCTTCCTGCGCAGGGCCGTGCTGCGCGTGCTGGCCTGGGTTCAGGCCGGCCTCGCCTATCTGCATTACGGCTACCTCGACTGGATCTCCCTGCAATCGACACCGTTCACCTCGACCGGTGAGTACCTGGAGGGATGGGCGGCGCTGGCGCCGACCCCGGTGTTGCGCGAGGCGCCGACCTTCGCCTCTGGCCCTGCGTCCTGGCCGGGCGTGGTCAACACCCCTTTGCCGGGCGGGACGGTTTGCAGCCGGGGCGATGGCGTCCAGTACGCCACGGCGACGGACGCGACGGTTGGCAGCGGCGGGTCGGTCGCGGTGACGGTGGTCGCCCTGGTGGCGGGATCGAACGGCAACACGGACAGCGGGGCGCCGCTGGAGCTGGGTGTGTCGATCGGCGGCATCAACGCGACCGGCGCGGCTACGGCCGCGATCACCGGCGGCGCCGACCTGGAGACGGACGGTCCGCTGCGGACCCGCATGCAGGAAAGCTATGCGGCGCCGCCGCACGGCGGCAACCAGGCGGATTTCGTGACCTGGGCGTTGCAGGTGACTGGCGTCACCCGCGCGTGGTGCGCGCCGTGGATCGCCGGTGCCGGCACCGTCACGGTCTACTTCATGATGGACGTTGCGGAGGCTGCGTATGGCGGCTTTCCGCAGGGCACGAACGGCGTCGCCGCGCTGGAAACCCGTGATACGGAAGCGACGGGCGACCAGCTCGCGATGGCGAATTTTCTCTACGCCCTGCGCGCGGTGACGATGCTGGTCTATGCCGTCGCGCCGCAGGCCTCGACGCAGGCGTTCACGCTCGCCGGTCTGTCCGGAATTTCGACCGCGCAGCAGGCGCAGGTGTCGGCCGCGTTGGCCACGCTGTTCCTGCAAAAGGACAGCCCGCTCGCAACCACGTCGATCGAACAGAGCGATTGCGCCGCGGCGATCACCGCCATCGGCGGGCTGCCGTCGTTCGCGATCACCACGCCATCGTCGTGGCCGATCACGTCGGCGGCTGGCTACCTGTTCACCCTCGGAACGGTCACCTATTCCTGATGACGCATCTTGCAAACGGTCGCGAAGCGAACCTGATGCGGCATCCGTCGAAAGGCGGTTAGCACGGTGCCGACCCCTCCTGCATTTGGCGACGCCGACTACCAGCAGGCGATGCTGCGGCTGTTGCCGACAGGTCGTGTCTGGCGGCGCGATCCGGCGTCCACGCTGTCGGCTGTCATGCTGGCGCTGGCACCGACCTATACCCGCAGCACGGCGGCGGCGGCGCAGGTCCTGATCGACGCCAGCCCGGCGACGACGCAAAACCTGCTGGTGGAGTGGGAGAACTCGCTCGGCCTGCCTGACCCGTGCACGGCGCCGAACCCCTCGATCGAGCAGCGCCAAGCCGCGGTGCGGGCAAAGTTCGGCGCCCGGGGAGCGCTGACCACGGCGTACTTCATCGCGCTGGCGGCGGCGCTCGGGTTCACGATTACCATCACCGAGTTCTCGCCGTTCACCGTGGACATGCCCTGCGATGAACCGCTGCTTGAACCGGAGTGGGCATTCATCTGGCAGGTGAACGCGCCGCAGATCACGACTTTCTATTTCTCCGTCGAAGAGTCCAGCGTGGACGATCCGCTGGAAACCTATGACGCCGGCGAGCTGGTATGCCGCATCACGCAAGATGCACCGGCCGGGACGTTGGTCCTTTTCGTTTTCTCCTGATCGGGACACCTCATGCAAAGAATCACTGACCCGACGGC